CAACACGTTTAACATTCCGACCATCGATGACACCGGGAAAACTGCGGCGGCGCATACTGAAGGTGGCGCGGTCACAGATGACGGCGGCGAGGATGCAACATTTGCGCAGAAAACTCTTGGCGCATACGCATTCGACACCGAATGGCTGCGCTGGTCTGCAGAGTTGAACACAGACAGCATTCTGAATATGGAAAGCCTGCTTGGCGAATTGCTTGGCGAGCGCATGGGTCGTACAGCCAACACTGCATTAACAACCGGCTCCGGTTCGTCGGCTGTTGAAGGCATCGCAACCGCATCAACGCTTGGGAAAACTGCGGCGGCAACAGCGGCTATTACTAGCGATGAAATCCTTGACCTAATCCATTCGGTTGACCCAGCTTATCGGGCCAGCCCACGCACTGCGATTATGATGAACGACAGCACTTTGTCGGCTGTTCGCAAGCTTAAAGATGGAAACGGAAACTACCTTTGGGCCATGGGAAATTATCAGGCTGGGTTGCCTGCTAGCTTACTCGGCTACAATGTTGTGATTAATCAAGCGATGGACAGCCTTGCGACCGCGAAAAAGGTCATGATCTTTGGCGACATGTCAAAGTTTTATGTGCGCAAAGTTGGCGCGCCGTCGATCTACGTAGCACGAGAGCGCTTCGCTCCTGATTTTGGAATACTTGGTTACATCAGGTTTGATTCGTGCCTAGTTAACACCGCAGCAATCAAGCACATGATCACTGCATAAATAAGATCGGGCGGGGCTATCATGGCCCTGCCCATTCCCTTTTTTGGAAGGTTTTTCAAAATGAAAATTAAAATGTTGACTAGCATGGCGGGTGCCGATTTTTCGCACAACTTTGGCGATGAGATTGAAGTGACCGATGCTGAAGGCAAACGCTATATTGAGGCTGGCATTGCCGAGCCAGTTGTGAACGCCACGAAGATTGAAAGAGCGGTCAAAAAAGTTGTCAAAAGCAAGGCAACTAGAAAATGACACTGACCGCACAGCACGCGCTTGAGGTGGTGACGCCTGCCGTTGCCAATCCTATTTTGTTGTCAGAGGCCAAGGCGCAATTGCGCGTTGAGCATAACGATGATGACGTAATTATTGCTCGGCTGATTAATGTTGCGACTTCTTACGTTGACGCCACAGGCGCGCTCGGCGCTTGCATGATGACGCAAACTTGGGGTCAATGGCTGGGGCAAAATCCCGGCACTGTGACGCTATTGCTCGGACCTGTGCAGTCTGTATCTGCAATTAAATATTATGACGTGAACAACGTTCTGCAAACCGACACGCTTTCAAATTATAATGTTTTAGGCACTAAAACGCGCAAAATTGTTGCGCCGAAAAATGGTTTTAATTGGCCTACAACATTTCAGCGAGATGACGCAATTCAAATTCAATTCGTTTGCGGTTATGGCGGCACGTCGCACAGCGTCCCGCAAAACATTCGTCACGCGCTTATGATGTTGGTCGCGCACCATTATGAAAATCGTGAACTGGAATTAATAGGCACGATTTCAAAAACGTTGCCTTTTGGCTTCGATGATATGCTCAATATGAATAGAGGTCACTGGTATGGCTAGAGCAGGATTGCTGCGCGACCGCGTAACGTTTCAGCGGCTTGATGCTGGGTCAGACGAATATGGAAATGAATACAACAACTGGTCAGATTTAGCGAAACGATCTGCAGAGTTGACCGAAAAAACAGGCCAGCGGCAGGTTGAAGGCGGCGCATTGCAAGACGTGGCGCGCGCTATTCTGCTATGTCGATCAGACAGAGTCACAGTAGGCATTTCATCGGCAGATCGCGTAATTGCGCGCGGCATAACTTGGAGCATACAGACGGCAACACAGGCCGACGCAAAAGGCGAAATGCGTGAGTTTGTGCTAGAAAAAGGTGTTGCATCGTGAAAATTACGGGCGAGCGCGCTTTAGAAAAGCAGCTTAAAAAATTGCCTGTCACGGTTCGCGAGGAATTGGAAAAAGTCACGCGGCGATCAACTAAGCGTTATCGTAATTTTGCGCGCAGGATTGCGCCTGATGTGACCGGCAGAACTTTAAGCGCAATCACTAGTCACGTCATGGTCAACGACAAAGGCGTTTTAGGTTTTGTCAATTTCAACACAGGCACCACCGAAAGTGCAATCAGGCAGGTTAGCATTAGTTATGGCGCAACTCGCAAAGATCGCGGTTCGATGCAGGGTTATCAATATATCCAAACAACACGAAATTTCATTGGCGATAAATTCCAGCGCGCAATCAAACGCGCGGTCAAAATCGGAATGGAGAAAGCATAAATGGCTGATGGCTTTGGACTTGCGCTGCAGAAAGGTATCCGCACGCGGTTGATCAATTTTACCGATTTGACCGCGCTAATCTCAACGCGCGTTTATGATGAACCGCCTGCCGACGTTGTGTTTCCATACCTGCGTTTTGTTGAAGTGCAGCCACGCATATTTGACGTCGATGACAAGACAGGCGCGCGGGTTGATTTGACTATGCGCGCGCATTCTCGCAGCGCATCAGGTCGCGTTGAGTCAACGCAAGTTGTCGAGGCTGTCAGGGCTGCATTGCACAGGCAAGAGGCCAGCGTGACAACAACAGGTTTTAACCTGATTGAACTTATTTTTGAAGATTATTTCGCTGAACGCGATGCCGATGGCCGAGGCTATACGTCGTACATTTCGTTCAACGTCATGATGGAAACCACCTAGGTTTTCACGCCTTTCTGCGGCTTAGGCAACCGCTTTTGAACGTCGGATGACGTCCATTTTCCCATAGAAGGAGCCACGACAATGGCAAAGCAACTAGGGCGCGGCTTGCTGCTGGCGCTTGGCACTCAAGCCGATGGCGATTCAAATTACGATGATACTTATACGACCATCGCAGGCATCAATTCAAAATCATTAACAATTAACAATTCGCCAATCGATGCAACAACGCCTGTCGATGGCGCTGAAGCTGGCGTCATTTGGTCGGAAAGTTTGTCTGGTCTAAAACAGATGACGATCAGCGGTGATGGCATTTTTGCTGGCACGACTAGCTTAGACGCAATGAACACGCTGGTTTTGTCGGCCAGTCCAATAAGAAACATCAAAATCAATGTGCCTAGTTTTGGCTGCTACTATGGCGCGTTTCATGTTGATAATTTTGAGATGGGCGGCGAGACTGAGGGCGCTGTAACGTTTTCAATCAGCCTGTCATCTTCGACATTGGTTACATTTGTCGCTAACTAATGATAACCGCTGAAGCATTAAGAGGAGGCGTTGTCGAGACAATCGGTGACGCCTCTTATTCGTTTGTTTTGCGAAATCGCGAAATTGAACGTTTCGAAGATCAGCACAGAGGCATCTTTGAATTATGGGAAGGTTTTTTTGATCGCGGTCAAAAGCCAAATTCAAAAGAAGTGCGCGACTTGCTGGCGCTTGGTTTGGTCGGCGGTGGCAAAAAAGACGCCGAGGCTGATGCAATAATTCAAGCGGCTGGACCAGAAAGCCTTTTGCGGTTTTATCAGATTGCGCAGGCTGTGCTTGGCGTTGCTTTTATGCCGGACGTGAATGACGAAACATCAAAAAAAAAGTCAGCGAAAAGCCTCGCCGCTTAAACGTGCGGCAGATGATTAAAAGCGGAATTATTGCCGGGCTAAAGCCTGACGAAATTCGTGACATGATCCCAAAAGATGCCTTCTTAGTTTTCCAAGGGTGGCAGGAAGCGCACGAACCTGCAACGCCGGGATCAGGCGCGCCGACCAAATCAGAATTAAATCAAATGATGGAGAGTGCAGCTAATGGCAATCAGCGCGGAGCAGCTTAATATCATTTTATCTGCGCAGGATAAAGCGCTGACTAAAGCGCTCGATCGCAGCACAAAAAACGTCAATAGGTTCGCGAAAAAATCGCAGAAAAATTTAAGCCGCACTTCAAAATCATTTGACAGTTTAGGCAAAGCGGCTAGACGTCTTGGGCCAATTATTGCGGCGGCGGTCAGCGTTGGCGCTGCCAAAAATGCAATAACGCTTGGCAAGGAAATAGGTGATCTTGCGCGAATTGCGGGGGTCGGCGCAGAAGAATTTCAAGAGTTGGCATTTGCGGCGCGCACTGTTGGCATTTCACAAGAAAAACTGTCTGACATTTTCAAAGACATGAATGATCGCGTTTCTGATTTTATTCAGACCGGCGGCGGTCCTATGAAAGATTTTTTTGAGCAGGTCGCGCCGTTGGTTGGCGTTACTGCAGAGCAATTCAAAAATCTATCTGGTCCTGACGCGCTGCAACTTTATGTTGATACGCTTCAGAAAGCTGGCGCAAATCAACAAGATTTTACGTTTTATCTTGAAGCCATGGCGTCTGACGCCACCGCGCTTGTGCCGTTGCTGAAAGACAATGCCGCTGGCTTTAAAGATCTAGGAAAAGAAGCGCGTGAAGCTGGCGCAATTATGTCGGCTGACACAATTAAAGCGGCTGGCGAAATGGACAAAAAGCTGCAAACATTAAGTACAACAATTAGCACAAAATTTTTGACGCAGCTTGGACATTCTGAAGATGCGCTTGAAAGAATTGTCAAATTTATAACTGAGACAGCAATTCCAGCGTTTGGAAATTTAATTGATTCGGTTGGTGGGATATTAGAACTTGCTGATGAATTAGGCGTTTATTTAAATCCTGATGTAGTTTTTGAATTAGACCCAAATGACAACCTCACTCGAATTATAGAGAGGCTCGCCACATTGCGCACTGCGATTGATAGTATAGAAAGCAAAGGCGAAAACATGACGGTTGGGGACGCCGCACAGCTTGAAAACCTTATTGGAACATTGAACAATCTTGAAGCGCGACGCGTTGAACTGACGCGAGGCAATCCACTGAGCCCCGGTACTATACGACTTGACGATCAAGAGCCGGGCATTGATCCAGCCAACACATTGCTCGGCGGCGGCGGCGGCGGTTCAAATGACATTAAAGATCAAATGCGCGCATATGAGGATTTAGTGCGGTCACTAAATCCAGCGGTTGACGCAACGATTGAATATGCAGAGCAGCTAGGTATTATCAACGAAGAATTAGACAGCGGCAGAATTTCGCAAGAACAATCGAATGCGCTGATCGATCAAGCACGGCAGAAAATGCAGGAAGCGCGCCGCGAGGCCAGCGATTTTGCATCTGTTTTTGAAACGGTTGAAAGTAGCATAGAGTCAAGCATGATGGGCCTAGTCAACGGCACGATGAGTGCGAAAGACGCCTTTAAGTCAATGGCCTCGGCAATTGTTAGCGATTTGTTTCGCGTTTTAGTTGTGCAAAAAATGGTCAACGCGGCGCAGAACGCTATGGGCGGCGGCGTTGGCGGTTTTCTGTCATCAATGCTGATGGGCACCCGCGCAGGCGGCGGCAGCGTGCAAGCTGGTAATCCATATATGACAGGCGAAAGCGGTCGTGAATTATTTGTGCCTGCGCAAAACGGTAGAATATTATCACCCGCGCAAACCCGTATGGCTGGCGGTGGCGCGGCTGTAACGGTTGTTCAAAACATCAACATATCGACGGGTGTCCAACAAACCGTCAGAGCCGAGATCAAGGGGATGATGCCGCAAATTGCAGACAACGCGAGGTCGGCTGTTTTGGATGCAAAGCGGCGCGGTGGATCTTTTGGGAGGGCAATGGCATGACCATTTCATTCCCGTTGGCGATGCCGACCGTCACTAATATTCGATCAATTGATCTGACGGCAACCAACTCTGTCAGCTATTCCAGATCGCCATTTACATTTGCGGGACAGGCGCAAGAGTTTAGCGGCAAGATGTGGCAAGCTGTGGTAACTTTGCCGCCCATGCGCCGCGCAGCCGCAGAGGAATGGATTGCGTTTTTATTGTCGCTTAGAGGTCAGGTTGGCACGTTTAATATGGGCGACCCCGTTGCAGCAATCCCGCGCGGTTTTGCGCGTGACGTTGACGGCATTTTGGTGAATGGATCATTAACAAACGGATCAGCAATTGTGCTAGATAATTGTGCATCAAATCACACTGGATATTTTAAAGCTGGCGATTATTTACAGACCGGCACAGGCCCAACACAACAACTTTTCAAAGTTCTGGCAGACGCCAACACGAACAGCAGCGGAGAAACTTCTGTTGACGTTTGGCCCGACGTTCGGACAACGATCGCGAACGATGCAGCGGTCACAGTGCAATCGACCAAAGGCATATTTCGCCTTTCGACAAATGAAGTCAACTGGTCTGTTAACGAAGTTGCAATTTATGGAATGACGTTTGCAGCAAGCGAGGCCATCTGATGAGCCGAGACATAAGCACTGCAATTTTGAACGCGCTTGATGATGAAGTCATAGAACCGTTTTTTGCTGTCGAAATGTTATTTGATGGAATAAAAGTTTTGCGACTTTGGACTGGAATAGGAATTTTATCATACCAGGGCAACGATTGGTCTGGTGTCGGGTCATTGCTAAACATTTCAACAGTGGAAGAAGCTTCAGATCTAGGCATAAAGGGCGTTAATCTAACGATGAGCGGAGTACCATCTGCAATTCTGGCCTTGGCTTTGACTGAGCCGTATCAGGGCAGAATTTGCAACATTTATTTCGGAATCAATCCAAAATCTGCTCAGAGCAATTTAGCAAATGTTTTCAGCGGTTATATGGATCAGATGAATATTTCAGAAGATGCAGAAAATTCGTCGATTCAATTGGCCGTCGAAAACAAATTGATTGATTTGGAACGACCCAAAATCGGTCGGTTTACATCGTCGCATCAAAAATCAGTGTATCCCGGCGATAAAGGCCTCGATTACATCGAAAGTCTGCAGGACAAAAACATAGTTTGGGGTCGTAGTGCAGGTTAAATTTGCGCAAGAGTTTTTAGCGCAATTTCGAAACGAGGCGCAAGATTTAATTCGACTTCATTGGAAAGAAATTGCCATACACAAAAGCAAAATAAAACTCAATCCAAACTGGGCGGCATATGAGGCGCTTGAAGCGTCTGGACAATTATCGATTTTCACTGCGCGGCTAAATTGCGAATTGGTCGGTTATTTCGTAACAGTCAACACGCCAAATCCGCATTATATGGATCACGTTTTTGCGGCAAATGACGTGCTGTATTTATCGCCAATCGCGCGGCAGGGCTGGGCTGGTCTTGGCTTAATAAAATTTGCAGAGCGGTGCCTGCGTGCAGATGGAGTGAGTGTCATGGCAATAAACACAAAGGTGCATCGGCCATTTGACGCGGTTCTAAAGCGGCTTGGATTTGAACAAGCCGAGCGGGTTTATACTAAATTTTTGGGTGACGAATAATGGCTACTGTCGCTGCAATATTTGCTACTGCGGGATTCAAAGCTGGAATTTCTTATGTCTTGGCTCATACTTTCACAGGAATAGCTTTAAAATATATCGGCGCGCAATTTTTATTAAGCGCGCTTTCACCAAAGCCAAAATTTTCAAACTCAGGTCGCGGTTACAACGTGACTGCGACTGGATCAATTTTAGATCATCAAGTCATTTATGGAAAAATGAGGGTTGCAGGGGCGCGAATCTTTGACGCTACGACTGGCGGAAACAACAAAGATTTGCATCGCGTGCTAGCTTTCGCTGGGCATGAAATCGATTCATATTATCAAATTTATTTAAACGACGAAATTGTGACGATTGATGCTGATGGCAACGTCACGTCGCCTGAGAAATATCGCAAAAAACATACTCAATGGACTCGAATAGGCGGCAGCGATGAAGACGGAGGGTATGAAGAATATGTGATTACGTACACATCACTCGTTACTATAAAAGAACATACTGGAACATTAGACCAAGTTGCAGATGCGTCATTAGTTGAAGCGTTTGCTTCTGAAGAAACGGAATGGAGCAACAATCACAGACTGCGCGGAATTGCCTATTTATATTGCAAATTTATATATGACGTTGACGCATTCCCGAATGGTGTGCCTGAAGTAACTGCGGTCATAAAAGGTAAAAAACTTGATGACCCGCGTTCGAGCGCGGTGGCATGGTCAGATAATCCAGCTTTGTGCATTCGAGATTATATTTGTTCTTCTAGTTACGGCTTGAATGACCCAGAGTCGAACATCGACGACACGGCTGTCACAACCGCAGCAAATATCTGCGATGAGTATGTCAGCAGTCCAGTGACCTCAATTTTTGTGGGCGGCGAATATAAAATCAAAACTGTTGGAGATACAGATTTCACTTTGATCGGGTCACTCAACAACACTGTCGGCACCATTTTCACAGCGACAGCGCTTCCGACGACTAGCACAGGTGTCGTGGAAACCAAGAGATTTACAACAAACGGAGCGTTCACAACGGGAATTACACCTGGCGAACTTTTGACCAACATTTTGACATCAATGGCCGGCAAATTGTGGTTCGCTCAGGGCAAATGGAAAATGAAAGCGGCAAAGTTTACAAATTCAGTGATTTCATTAAACGAAAATGATTTGAGAAGCGGCATTAATGT